ACATCAAACCTACCTTCGCTTCAGTAATGGTAGATGTCTATAGAAGCAGGACAGTCAAGACGAGCGATAAGAATGAGCTGATTAATAAGCTCACTTCTCTTGAGGAAAACATTGGATACATCAAAAACATTCTAAAGGAGTATTAAGGAGTGCCGTTTCGCAGTAACACCAACCCTATGTTTCGTAGTCAGTTTAGCGAAACTATCTTCAATCAAAAGTATAGACACGAAGGTGCGGAAACGTACTCCGAATTAGCAAAGACCGTAGTAGAAGATGTATGTCAGGATCACCTTACCGCTGACGAGAAGGAGACACTGATCGAGGCTATCGCTAGCCTCAAGTTCATACCCGGTGGCAGGTATCTGTATTATGCTGGCAGGGCAAAGCGGTTTTTCAATAACTGCTACCTCCTTAAATCCTCAGAAGATACACGCGAAAGCTGGTCGAACCTTGCATGGAAAGCTGCCTCCTGTCTGATGACAGGGGGTGGCATTGGGAATGACTACTCAGTGTACAGACCCTCAGGAACACCGCTGAAGTCTACCGGGGGACAGGCAAGCGGACCTCTAGACGCCATGAAGTTCGTAGATCACATAGGTTCCAGTGTGATGCAGGGTGGAAGCAGACGATCAGCGATCTATGCATCCCTAAACCACAAGCATGGGGATATCAGAGAGTTTCTTGTAGCTAAGAACTGGTTTGATATGCCTGTGGGTTCCAGCGGATTGACGATAGCTGACGCTAAGAAGCAGGACTTTAACTTTAAAGCTCCCCTCGACCACACCAACATCAGCGTTAATTATGACACAGAATGGCTCCTCAACTTCTGGAACACTGGCGATCTAGGACCAGTGTTTGGGGAGAATGTTGAGCAAGCCTTAAGCACAGCGGAACCCGGCTTCAGTTTTAACTTCTTTGATAAGGAGGATGAAACAGCGAGGAACGCTTGTACTGAAGTTACGTCGAGTGACGACAGCGACGTTTGCAATCTTGGATCACTAAACCTAGGTAGGATAGAAACACTAAATGAACTACGGGTTATTACAGAGCTTGCTACAAAGTTCCTCTTGTGTGGCACCTTACGAGCAGAACTACCGTATCAAAAGATATATGAGGTACGAGAGAAGAATAGAAGGCTCGGACTTGGACTTATGGGTATACATGAGTGGCTCATTAAGAGAGGCTCGAAGTACGAAGTTACGGAAGAGTTGCATAAATGGCTGGGTATATACGAAGGCGTCAGCGATTCTACTAGTTCTAGTTTTGCTGACAGTCTTAATGTTAGTCGTCCTGTTGCCAATCGCGCCATTGCTCCAACAGGAAGCATAGCGATCCTCGCTGGCACAAGCTCAGGAATAGAACCTATATATGCTGTCGCCTATAAGAGGAGATACTTAAAAGGAAACAAAAGGTGGAATTATCAATACGTCATAGACAGTACTGCACAGGAGATGGTGGACCTATACGGTGTTAAGCCTGACGATATGGAATCCGCACTCGACCTCGCAGAGGACTATGAGAGGCGGATCAAATTTCAGTACGATGTACAGAAGTATGTCGATATGTCGATATCTTCTACAATTAATCTCCCGAAATGGGGATCTAAACTAAACAACCCTGACACTGTTAAGCCCTTTTCTCAAACCTTAGCCAAGTATGCACATGGGTTAAGGGGTTTTACTTGCTATCCTGATGGTGCAAGAGGTGGACAACCCCTTACAAACTGTAGCTATGAAGAGGCTATTGATAAACTAGGTGAGGAGTTTGAAGAGTCTGTAGAAACCCATGATATCTGTGAGTTAACAGGTCATGGTGGCGTTTGTAATGCCTAAATCAAATATAAGGGACCAGTTAAAAAGAGATTTAGTTATCCCAGATACAGTGGATGATCTAATAAACATGTTGGATGAAGTCTATCCAGACAAAAGTCCTCACATAACAGAGAGCTTTGAACAGCTTTTATTCAGAGGTGGACAGAGGTCTGTCGTAGACTTTGTCATTGAACTTAAAAACAGAGCGGAGAAATAGATGTGCCTATCTAGACCTGCAGCCGCTGCACCAGTACAGCCAGTAATTCCACAGGAAAAAGATGAACCTGCGCCTATCCTAAAGTTAAGGACAGACGATGGTGCTGAGGAGACTGTAGGTGCAGATGAGGTCAAGCAGGATACCGGATCATCGTCAACATCTGTAGGAACTATGAACCCTGCAGACCCTTTAACGATACCTAAGACTAACCTGAAGAAGAAAACAGCGGTATCAGTGTAGATGGAGACAGGTTGCGCTGGTCGTTATAATAAACTAGCAACCAAGAGAGATTACTTTCTAGATAGGGCAAGGGAGTGTGCAGAACTCACGCTGCCCTCCCTACTCCCTCCTGAAGGTTTTACTCCTAGTTCAGATTTATACACTCCATATCAATCTGTTGGTGCTAGAGGTGTCAACAATCTAGCAAGTAAACTACTTCTACTTCTTCTTCCGCCTAACGTACCTTTCTTCCGTTTAATGACGGAACAGGAAACTGCCAAGGAACTTGAGGGCAGTCCTGAGATTAAACAACAAATAGAATTATCACTTTCACAGATCGAACGTAGTATAATGGATGAGCTTGAAGCTCAGTCCGTAAGAGTTTCTATATTTGAAGCTCTTAAGCACCTCCTAATAACAGGCAATATTCTTGTTCACATGCCTAGGGAGGGTGCTCTCAAGGTATTCCCTATGACTAACTTCGTTGTCCGAAGGGACTCTGAAGGGGAACCTATAGAGATCATCGTTAAAGAGATGGTGTCTAAGGATGCCCTGCCAGAGGGAGACTATGAAGACATCGATGCTGAACACAGTGTAGGGTCTGAAGATGAGACTGCGTTATATACAAAGGTCATCAGAGATGGTGACAGATACATCGTTTATCAAGAAATTGAAAACAGGATACTAGCAGACTCCTATGGAGAGTATCCAAAAGATATCCTTCCTTGGCTTCCTCTCAGAATGGTCCGTATCGATGGTGAAGATTACGGTAGGTCATTCGTAGAGGAAGTCCTTGGGGACATACGGTCACTGGAAGCTTTAACTCAGGCACTTGTAGAGAGTGCCGCTGCAGCCAGTAAGCTAGTGTTCCTTGTTCGACCTAATGCTACCACTCGCAAGTCTGATATAGCAGACGCCAACAATGGTGATGTGGTTACAGGTTCGTCTGAGGATGTAAACGTCCTGCAGACAGAGAAATACAACGACATGCGCGTTGTTTTAGACTCCGTTCAACGCATCGAAGAACGCCTCAAATTTGCTTTCTTACTTAATGAAAGCGTTCAGCGACAGGCAGAACGGGTCACTGCCACGGAAATTAAATATATGGCAGATGAGATGGAAGCTGCACTCTCCGGTGTGTACTCTCTCCTTTCCGTAGAGTTCCAGCTTCCATTAGTCCGCATCCTGATCCAACGGATGCAATCCAAAGGTCAAATCCCCTCACTTCCCAAAGGAACAGTGAAACCTGTGATCGTTACAGGCACTGCAGCACTGGGCAGGGGCAACGATCTTCAGAAACTTAAATCATTCCTATCTGATCTTATTCAGCTAACAGGAGCTTCACCTCAGTCGATCCAAAGGATCAACACTGGTGACCTCATAAGACGATTAGCAACTGGTCATGGCATAGAAGTGCAAGGACTTGTTCGATCTGAGGAAGAACTAGCTGCACAGATGCAGCAAATGCAACAGCAACAGATGATGCAACAGGCTATGCAGGAAGGTATCAAAGGTGCAGCACCTGCCGCCGGTAAACAACTAGTGGAGCAAGGGATTTCATAATGGCAGGACGAACAGGTCGCGATAGTAAGAAGAAAAAAACTACACCCAAGAAAAAACCTTTAAGCAAAGGTATGCAAAAGGTAGCTAAGAGGGTTAGACAGCTATCTTCTGGTAATTACCCTACGAAATCAAACAGGACAGGTAGCACTTCTGCAAAACCTTACGCCGCTAATTTAGCCCAAAAGGCGAAACCACCAAAGAGAACTTACAAAACTGATGGTGCGCCTAAGACTAGAAAAAATCCACCGGCACCCAGTGGACACCAATCTAAACGTACTAAAGGTTTCAAACCTGCAAAGCCTAAACCAAAGCGTTGGACTGCGCGTATACCAAATTCGGCCCTAGATAGCGGGGCTAGCGTACCTAAAGAGGTAAAAGACAGACAAAACAAGGCCGCAAGGAAAGTAGCAAGGAAAACTAAGGTAGTGAATACCGGTAAGGCTCTTAGGAGCAAGGCTTTATCCTTTGCACGTAGACCAACCCCTGCTGGTCTTGTCACAGCCGCAGCTTTAACAGCGGCGAGTTTTATTCCTCCGCAGAAAAGACAAGCTAATCCAGTATCTAAAATAAATCGACAACGTAGTTACGCTAATATGTGGAGTGCTTCGGAAATATCAAGGCGTGTGAATAAAGGTACTACTACTAAACCCAAACCAGTTGCTACTACTAAACCCAAACCAGCTAAAGTAGTCAGTAAAAAAAGTAACCCTACCCCTCTGAAAACAAGGACTGCTAGTTCAGCTAAAGGGTACGTTAAAACTAAGGGTGGTGA